TCCTAATGCATAAACTCCACGTGTTTCATCGCTTAAACCGGCAGCCCAAATTGCACCTACGCTCATATTACCAAATTGAGTAGAATTACTCGGAGTTGCAAAAGATACTGTATCAATGGCTTGAACATAATTAATAGTGTCTGTACTACCGCCTAAAATAAATGATTTAGTAGCACTTGATATCCCACCACCGGCATAAAAAGTGCCTCCAAGACGCAAATTACCATGATCGGTGGGTCTAGTTGAAGTCTGGGCAAATGTAAAACGCTGAATAACTTCGACATAGCCTTGTGGAATACCGTCTTGTGGGGTTGCATTTGATTGATAACCACCCATAATCATTCCGTATGTACCATTACTTTGCATGTTATGTGCTGAGTTTACATTACCAAACGTGTTACCATCGCCAAATGATACGCTATTACCTTGAGTAGCAAAAGTCATATAACTCATAGGACCTTGTAGGCCGGCTCCGTTCCAAACACCAATTGTAGCATCGCTTGCAGCCGATGTATAGTTACCATGTACTGTTAAGTCTCCCCAATACGTAGCATTACTATTTGTAGTAATATCAACAACGGCGGCATATTCAGTATAAGGACTAACGTTTTGTTGATATTGTAATAATCCTCTATCACCATACCAGGGCGTAAAAAACGCTAATGAAAATTCAGCAACACTAGTAGAAGTTTCAACTCCGTCTGTTACACTAAATGTTAATTCAAATGTACCAACATCTGCAGGATCGTTTGTGCCGGGTGTAAGTGTAAATTCATTTGATTGTGCACCTGTTCCTTGTGCAACAGTTGCAGTTGTTCCAAGTGATCCGCTAGTTACACTATAACTATAAGTCAACGGAAAGCCTTCAGGGTCTGTAGCATCAACTGTAATTACTGTAGGTGTGCCATCTGTTGCAAAACTAAATGGTGTTGTGTTTGCACTTGCATCTTGTACACTATTAATAACCGGTGCACTATTAGTAGTATCTACTTTACTCCAACCAGATCCGTTATATAGATATAAGTTATTGTTTGCTGTTACATATCCCAATGAACCTGCATCAGGTGATTCTTGAACCATTGTTGCTGTGTCAGCATAAGTTGTTACTCCACCACCAGTTCCGCCTGCGGTTGGAACAAGTGTTACCCATTGACTACTGCTTCCGTCATTATAATAAACAAATGTTTTTAGTGTAGTGCTATCAAACCATAAATCACCGGCACTTGGGTTTGTTGGTGCAGTGTCTGAAATATTAAGACTTGCACTCATTCCATTTGGACTAGCGTTAACCCATTGGCTACTATCGCCATCATTATAATATACGTAAGTTGTTAGTTCAGTTGTGTCGTACCACAAGTCTCCTTCGCTCGGATTACTCGGCGCTGTATCACTAGTAGTAACACTAGCACCACCACTTGCGGCTGTAACCCAATCATAATCTGTGCCTGTCCAACTTAATACTTCACCTGTTGTAGCACCACTTACATTTAAGTGTGAGTCAACGTTTCCATCACTGTACGGATTTGTTTGTACTAACTGTGTAGGAGTTGAAGCATATACAATAATAGTAAACAAGTTTAATGAACTTGGCGTATTTACACTACCACTTCCATCATATAAACTAATTTCAAATCCAGTAGTAGTTTTGTTTTGTACAGAAACATGACGACCATCGTCTTGAAATTCACCGTCTGAGACAACTGCGTAGTTTGCATCTGGTTGTGCATTATCAAATGTAATATCTAATGTTCCGGCAACTGCATCCCAATTGCTCCAAGACAATCCAGTTCCTGTTCCACTTGTACCATTAATAATACCAATTGCCGTAGGAGCAATTACACTGTTTGATCCGCCTACTGTGTTACTAGTTGGTGTAGCATCAACCCACTGTGCTGTGTCTCCGTCGTCATAGTAAATTTTTAATCTACCAACATCTGACTCCCACCACATATCACCATTGCTCGGGCTAGTAGGTGCACTGTCACCAATTGTAACACTTGCTCCGCCGCTGCCGCCAAAGCCGCCGTTGTATGTAGTACCTGAATAGATGTTCCAAACACCTAATGTGCCATCGTAAATGTATGTCACATTGTTTGCAACAAAGGAATCTTCGTCTGATGGGTTTGCTGGAAATTCAATAGCCATTAGTTTTCTTTCTCATTTTACTATATTTATACTAAATTAAAATTAAAGAATAATTTATGCACCTACGGCTTTATTATAAATTTCTTGTATTTCCGATTGTGATAGTATTCCGTTGAATATCTGAATATTGTCTAATGCTGTTGGTGCAGCCACTCCACTGTATGGATATCCGTTACCAATCTGATCAACTCGATTGTTTCCGACTCCTCCAGTTAAATTAGCATTTGTTATTTCTTGTGTTCCGTCAACAAATGCATTAACACTATTTGTAGATGAATAAGTCCATGCTAACATATGCCAAGTGTCATCTGTTACTGTAGTAGTACCTGTGTATGCTGTATTATCGGCCATTACAGCAATATTGCCGCCGTCTATTCCAAATCCTACCCACGTAGAACTTCTATTATCTCCAAATATCGGAACACCTGGAGTATAATTTGTAGGAGTAACAACAGATGTTTGTGTTCCTTTATACCATGCAATATATGTTTTATCTGCACCACTGTCTGCTGCAGCTAATTCAGGGATTGTTAAGTAATTAGTGTTTATACTCCAGCCAGTTGCATACTCAGTATTTGCTACACCTTGTCCGTCTGACGAGAACGTTAATGCACCAGGAGCAGTAATAGTATATGTTCCTGTTACTGAAGTGTCTCCACTATCAAATGATACGCCTAATAATAGTGTAGTTCCTGTAGGTTCAAACATACTTTGAATAAATGTTAATGAAAAATCAACAAATCTGGTTATAACACTTACACCGTCGGTTGCAGACAATCTGGCAGTAAATGAACCTCCGTCAGTTGATGTTGACGACGGTGTAAATGTATACACTCCGTTAGCGTCAACTGTTGTGTCGGCTGATAATTGAGCAGGTCTTGTATTACCCGAATTTTTATATGCAATACCATATGTTATAGATCCTCCGTCTGGATCTTCTGCTACCATAGTAACAGTACTTGTAGAACCATCACTGTTAAGAGTGTGTGTTGTTGCTGGTTCTGTTAACACCATCGGTGGTTCGTTAACTGTTCCGTCACCATTTAATGCAGGTGTCGAACTGCCGCCTCCACCGGACCCAACTGCAGCACCGTCTACATTAAGTGTGCCATTGTTATTTGTTAATACTAGTCCGCCTAAGTCAATTGATGTGCCTGACAAATATAAGTCTTTCCAACGACGACCGCTAGAACCTAAATCGTATTGTGCATCTAGTCTAGGTAAGATGTCTTGGCTAATGTCTGCTAAGTTACCATAAACTGTACTTTGATCTGATATATCCCATTTACCGTTTGGACCGTCGTAAACATATGTAATGTTGTCTACTACGTGTGTATCACCGTTTATTGGATTATTTGGAAAGTTTATTGCCATTATGAAGGGCTCCCTGATGTAGCAGAAGTTCCCCATTTAGGTTCTGTCAGATCACCAAAGTCACTGGCATTGCTGATAGTTTGTATAGTAACATAATCTATTATATTACTACTAGTAGAAGTTGGTCTAAATCCGCCAATAAATGTACTGTAAGTTCCGTTAGAAGTTGATGAAATACCTCTGGCACCCGATGTAAGATCGCCGAAGTCAGTTGCATTGCCGGGGGTAGCAATAGTAACATAATCTATAGTCACTTCTCCGTTTGGGAATGTAATCTGACCGCCGCCAAACAGCGCACGAGTAGTATCCCCAGATGCAGAATTATTTGTAAACCTTCTAGATGTAGTAAGATCTCCAAAATCACTTGAATTCGACGGAGAAGATATTGTTACATATTCAATAGTATTAACTACAGAACTATTTAACTGTCCGCCGCCAAACAAAGCGTATGTTGCATCAGCTACTCCTGCGAGTTCGTCCCATTGGTTAGAAAGATCGCCGAAGTCAGATGCATTACTCGGAGTTGCAATAGTTATTCGTTGTATATCATTATTACTATTACCGACGCCTGTAGCATTTATACCGCCTGCCATTATTCCATATGTTCCATCGCTAGCCGAGCCATGTTGCGATGCTAGTACAGTCATATCTCCAAAATCAGTAGTATTTCCTGCTGTTGCAATAGTAATATATTCAATTGTGTTCCGTCTTAAAGAATCGTCTGGGGAGAAGCCGCCGGATCTTACACCATAGGTGCTGTCTGACATTGCCGATGTTATATAGACAGCCTCAGATAAATCTCCAAAATCTGCAGAGTTACCGGTGGTAGTAATATCAAAGTATTCAATTGTATTAATAGCTGTGGTGGTTAAACCACCCATTACTACTGCCCTGTCGCCATACCAGCTGCCACCACCTCCACTGCCGCTGCCAGTAAGTGCAAGTTCAACAGTCGAGTCTGTTGAAATAATATGTACACCATCTGTTGCTGTTGCTCTAAATGTAAATGTACCATTGTCTGCACTGTCTGTGCTTGGTGTTAGTGTAAACGTGCCATCGTTGTTGTTTACAATAGTTGCTTGTGCTTGTGTACTAGGAGACGTTACATAACCATATGTAATATCAAATCCTTCCGGATCACTTGCTAGTGTTGTGATAGTTGTATCTGACCCATCTGTAGCAAGTGTATAACTTGCAAGTGCTTGTGTAGTCCAAGACACTGTTTGGTTTGGACCATTATAAACTCTATCCCACGCACTACCATTCCAAATATATAAACTTTTTGTATCAGTAGTGAATGCAAAATCTCCTACTGTGTTGTTACTGCTTGGCAATGCATTTGCACCTGAATATGTTGTTACTTGATTTGCTTGTTGTACTGCACCACTTGTTGAATATTCCGGAATACTAACAATGTCTCCTGCGTCACAGGCTTCTACTAGTACAATTTCTGTACCTGTAGTTGCTGTATAGTCTGATTCGTCAAGCAAAATACCGTTTATGAACACTGCAATCATGTTAACATCATAATCCATTGTAAATGTTGTTTGACCTTGTGTAGCAGTAAATGTGTTAAGTTCGTAGCCTTGATTTGCCGCCGCTTCTAGTATAGCAAGTCTTGTATCTAAATCACTTTCTGCACTAGTAGCACGGCTAACTTCTTGCAGTACTTCTGCTTGTGCAAATGATTTACTATCACTAATTGCGTCCATTGCTGCACCAATTGCATAGTTTTGGTGTGCATAATCTTTTGCTACAAGATAATCATCTTCAATTTTAATTTTACTGTAATATGTATTAGGATCTGTTGGATTGTAATTAGGATCGTTTTGAACTAGGTATGCTTCAGTATCATCTGCACTTGTTTTAATTTTAAATGCATAATCATTCATTGACGATTCTAACGTTTGTACAATAATTTTAATTGTATGTGTGCCGTTGTCAATGTTTGGTGCAGTGTTAAAAATTACACTGTTATTTAAAATAAGATAATTGTTAGGATCTACATAACCATCGTTATGGTATACTTTGTGTGTTGCACCTGTTGGAAAGTCAAGAGTGTTTGACAAGTCATCAGTTCCGCCAAATGTGACTTGGTTTAAAATAGCAGTGTATGTAAAAATTTGTCTTCGTTTGTGAGCTAACGCAAATGACATGCAAACAGATCCTCATAATAATAGTATTATTTATCTGTAAGTACCCAGCCTTCGCTTGCATCAAAATACACTAATCCTAGTGCAGCACGGTTACTGTTAATAACTAGATTTTCTCCAACACCCATAATGTTGTGTCCATTGCGATTAACTGTAATTGGATTGGTTCTTGAGTTGCCTTTAATATCAACAATTTTAACTTCGTTGCCAAAGTCAGGTGTTAGTGGTAGTGTAACTGTTACTGTGTTTAAACTAACATCTACAAAGTATTTGCCTTGTGGTGCTGCAGTAAAGTCTGTGTTTTGATTATACCATATACCTAAACGATTGTCAATTGCATTATTTGTTTCAGTACGAGTGTAAGCATCAATTAAAGAACTTTCAAGTTCTGTAATAATTTGTACTTCGGTACCTGCTGCAGGACTAGTAGTAAGTGTAACACTGTCAACACCTTGCGAATAACTAGTAGGAGGAACAAGTACACCATCTAAGAATACAAGTACTTCACCAAACTTTGGCAAGTAAAGTGTTTCGCCGTTGTCGTCTGCACCGCTAAAAGTACCTTGTCCAATACCTGCAGTATAAACATATGTAAATCGTTTTGTTTTGTATACACCAGTATTGGGATCATTACCGAGATAAGGCATCTTATGTTATCTCCAATACTGTCATTAGTACGTTAAAACTGTTATCCCAATTTGCTCGTACTTGTACTTCATCGCCTACTTCTAGTGCGATACGATTGCCGCCCATACATTCCAGAGTACTACCTGGAACAATAGGAGCGTCTTTAATATAATAAACATCATCGCCGTCGTTGTTTAAAACTTTAACGTCAACAAAAATAGTGTCTGGTAAAATATTAGCACATCCAAGTCCGAGAACCATGGCAGTAGTTGATGCAGGAACAGTATAAACACTAGCAAAAGTGTTTTTAGACTGCAAACTACCGTCAAATGTTTTTAACTTAAACGTATTTGGCATACACTTACCTTACACTGCAAAAATCAATGCAAACAAGTCGTCGTGCTCGTGAGATCCAATTCCACCGCCGCCGCTAGCGACTGCAGCAATAGCATCGTCGAGGTCATTGATTACATTTTTCAAATTGTTTGAAGTACTGTAAGTAAGTTGACTACTGTCAATTGCTAAGTTTTCTTCAGTTACTTCTAGGATAGTTACAATTTGTTCGCCACTACCGTCGTTCTTTTTAAAGTATAAACGACCGTCAAATGTGTTTAATGCAATCTCGCCAAACACAACATCAGATGTGCCCGGTACGGAACTTTGTACATTGGATCTTTTATGTTTTAAAACTGTAGTAGACATTATTCAGAGCTTCCTTTGTTATAATATTTATAGAGGAGTTTAGTCCTTTTCCTCTTTCTCAGGTTCTTCTGGCTTACCTGCTGCCTGGGTTTTCATGTCACCGATCTTACCGTTAGGTATTAAACCCATATCTTCTCTGAATCTATCCATGCTTGCATCGCTGTCATCTCTGTCAGCTGGTGCTAAATCTACATCATCTGGCTCACTTAAAATTTGATCAACATATTTAGATTGCTTACCCATTTCTGCTTTACGCATTTCAAGTTCTTGATCTAACGGAGACATTGTTACTTTTTCTTCGTCAGGAACTTGATCCGCAGGTTTGGTATTTGGCATATCCAAATTTGGACTGCCATCGCCATCTATTTTGATATTGATCGGTACGTTTATAACAAACTCTCTGGCTTTCATTGTACTATCCTTATTTGCATATATTTATCCAAAATATATGCTTTAGACATTTTGTATTACAATGGGCTCTTCCGGAATTACTTTATCTAAAAATGGATCCAAGTTTGGTGGTTGCCATCCTTCTGGCTTTAGTACTTTGCCGTCTTCACGCTTACGTACTTTGCCTGTGTTTGGATCGATTTTTGCAAAGTTTGTACGCATAACTTCTTCCCACGCACCTTCACCTTCGAATCCACCTTGAATTACAGCGCCAATAGTTACAACTAAAATATCAATTAATGCATCTAATTGTTCTTTGCGATCGTTTGCTTCGACTGCTTCTTGTAATTCTTCGAATTCTTCTTTAATTAAATTTAAATACATTTTATAATTTTCATCACTTGGCCATTGATCACATGCCAGATGAAAAGTATTAATATCTGCAAATAAATTCATTGGTACTTCTGGTGGTAAATTATCTTCCATTTAATCCTCGTAGTTTTTCTTTTGATTTTCTAATTCTAGTATACGGTTGTTAATCCATTTTTCAACAACACTCATTTCATTGTCGTTTAAGTCCCATCGTTCACTAGCATGACCATTTACAAAGTTTATTGTATTTTGTTCCATTTTCAATGAAGCCAATATGTTCATATCGATACTATTCAGTGCCATGCTAATTCTCCTCTGTTTAAACGGCAAAACTTTCGCCACATCCACATGAGGCTGTAGCGTTAGGGTTGACGACGGTTAAATAACTTCCGCCTAGTTCTTGTACGTAATCTACTGTACATCCAAACAAAAACATTTCTGCCATTGGATCTACACTTAACATTGTTCCGATTAATGTACCGTTGGGAGTGTCTGCAAAGTCCCAATCATATTTAAAGCCGCTGCACCCACCTCCAGATACTGACAGTGTTACAAAGTTTTTATTGTTTTTGTCTAGCATGTCTTTGAGATAGTTTTCAGCGGCTTCTGTTATTGTTAGTAGCATTAGTTACCTTTCGGTTGTTAAGAATATTTATGAACCAGGGCCGGGTTCTTCACTAAAATATTCCATCTTATTTTTAACACCGTCCCACTCGTCAGCATCTGGCAATGGATCTTTTTGTTCAAATATCACTGGCCAAATTTCACTATATTTTCGATTAAACTCTACCCATTTGTCTGCACCTTCTGCTGTGTCAGGTTTAATTGCTTCTGCTGGGCATTCTGGTTCGCATACACCGCAATCAATACATTCGCCTGGATGTATTACTAACATGTTTTCTCCTTCGTAGAAACAATCCACAGGACAAACACTCACACAGTCTGTATACTTGCACTTAATGCAAGCATCATTTACAATGTATGTCACTGTAACTTAACCTTTCTTTTGAAGTTTAAGAAATTCGGTAATCATCGCATCTTTTGTTTTACGACGATCTAAATCAGCACCAAATGTTTCTTTTGCTAGTTCATCAATTTGAACTTTTGTCATTTTTGATAATGTGCCTTTTGTTTGTTTGTTTTCATTTTTTGTTGTTTTTGGTTTTACAGTTACAGGTTTTGTTTTTGATTTTGCTGCTTTAATTTTATCTGCTGCAGGTGCATCAGTTGTTGTAACTTTTACTTCTGGTGCACTTACACCTAATAGTTTTTTAATTGTATTAAACATTAAATTTCTCCTTAATCTTGTTTATGACTATTTGTTTGTACCAATAGTTTGAATGTTAGCATGTCTTGTTTTCTTTTAAACCAAATTTCTATACCATGTATATGTTTATCAAATTTCCAAGATCCCCATGCATCGCCAAACGTATCAAACAAAAACGTCGAAAAACGTTCGTTATCAAAATAATCTCTTTTTATAGACAGGGTACAGTGGTAACGATTGTTTTGTTTCCAACTTGCACCCCACCTAAGATCTAAAGACAATTCGCCCATTTACTCCGCTCGGTAAATTGCACTGTTCGCTCCGTGTTCTGCACATTCAACTTCAATACAACGACAACGACCGTCGGTCATTTCGTTTACTAGTTCTTGTGCTTTTACCCAAGCATGATAAGCAAACTTTTCAACACCTACTCCATCGAGTACAGTAAGCTCTGCTAATCCTACTTGCTGTAGTTGTTTAAAATAATCCATATATGGATCGTTTTTTGTTAAAACAACTTTGTGATCAAAATTATCTTCTAACCACGCCTTTAAAGGTTTTAGTCCTCCAAAGTCTACAACCCAGTTGCGCTCGTCTAATTCGTCTGCTGCAAATGTAAACTTAAATTGTAAACTGTATCCATGTAATAGTTTACAATGTGAATGTGCATTAGGTTGTCTAAAGCAGGCACTTAATCCTATGTTGTGCCCATATGTTTTTGTTGAGTAGTAACTCATTTTATACTCCTTGGCTAATGGAGTGTGCGGAATATTTATAGTGGGTCGAACACCTAGTCCACTGTCTCATATTTAGCGTTTCTCAATTACTTGATCTGCAAGACCATAGTCTACTGCTTCTTGTGCTGTCATAAATGTATCACGATCCATGTCACGTTCAAAGTCAGCAAAAGTCTTACCTTTATTATTATGCTTAACATACAAATCTGTCAACATCTTTTTCATGTGTGTGATTTCTTTGTATTGAATTTCAATGTCACTTTGCATACCACGTGCACCGCCACTTGGTTGGTGAATCATTGTACGACTGTTTGGCAATACATAACGTTTTCCAGGTGCACCTGCTTGTGCTAAGAAACTGCCCATGCTACATGCTTGGCCCATTACAACTGTAGTTACATCAGGTTTAATGTACTGCATGGTATCATAAATGCTCATGCCTGCTGTAATAACACCACCCGGACTATTAATATAAAGTGTAATATCCTTGTCTGGGTTTTCACTCTCTAAAAATAACAATTGACTAACAACTAAGTTAGCCATATGATCTTCTACTGCACCGTTTAGCATTACTACACGGTCTTTAAGCAAGCGACTGTAGATATCATAACTACGTTCACCTGCACTGGTTTTATCAATTACTATTGGCACTAACGCCATCTGTCGTTCTCCTGTTTTAATCTATACTGACAATATACTTGCATCCATACTTCATATGCACCCCATGCCATTAGAGCACCGAGTGCTGGTACATTAAAAAAACTAATTGCTATAAAATTGGCAAATCCAAATGCTGCAACATAGTCGTACCAACGTGTCATTATTGATGTACCAATGGTTTTCTATTTTGTGTATCGTGATAGTCGCCCGATTTGTAATAATCACGACTTGCTTCTTCTTTTATCATAATACCGTCTTTCATACGGTATGTAATAATTTCTCGGCGTACTACGCCATCTGTATCAGCGTTAAATGCTGATGCGAAAGGACCATCTGTCATCTTGTAACTCCTAAATCACTGTGTGCAATTTGAATTGCTTTGCTTTGATAAAATGCATCTGCATATGCATTGTGTAAATTTGTTTGCATCTTTTTACGTGGATCTTCACGCAATAATTGAATTAATGTTCTCGAATCTCTAATCTGCCAAAAGTTCCATGGTATAGGACGTTTTACACTGCGATACATATCTTCTAGTATTGTAAAGTCAAACCCGTATCCTTGTCCCCAAAATACATCAACACCTACTACCCACTTTTGTAATGCATCCAAGAACTCTTGAACTGTAACTGCACCTTCTTGATCAAACGCTTCTTCCATTACTGCTGGATCTTGTTTGCTCCACCATTCGATTGTACCGTCGCTGGCTGTACGTCCAAGTTTATCTTGGTCATCAATACTAATTTTGTAATAGAATTTATCGTAAGGATCTTTTGCACTAAACGGATCAAACTTAACTCCACCTACAGTAAGCACTGTTGCTTGTGGACAAGTGTCTAGTGTTTCTAAATCAAGTGTTGCATGTATTGGCATTAGTTACGTCTCATTGTGCTTGCTTCTACAGCCTGCTTGCGACTTGTTACAGGCATAAGATTGCTTTTGTGTGTTGTTGCAATACCTATTATATAGTCACCAGTATACTGTTGTCTATCTTTTTGTGCAGCACTTCCACTAATATTATTGCTTAGTGCAATTGCATGTCCTTGATGTTCAGCATAGTCTGGTATTTTGTTTACACTTTTACGTTCACCGTATTTGTTATATAATTTACGTTTAAGACTTGCATCATCTACACCATACTTAGCCAAGAACTCTTGGTGTTCTTGTTCTGCTTGACGTAAACGTTGTTGTTTACTCATTAATTTTTTAGGCATAAAATCCTCTTAGTTTAAGAGTTGATAACGTACACGAAATTGTTTGCGCTGTCCGATGTATGCACGTTCGCCTTGTACACGATTGACACGCATAGTAAAACGATTACCATTTACATTATATGTAATATCATACTCGTTAACAACACTAACTGTTTGATTGACGTATTGTGTTGAACACTGTGTTTCTGTACGATAACCTGTAATCACACGTTCGCCTTTTTTACCGTTTTCAGCAGCAATAATTCCACCAATAACGGCACCGGCTGCAGCACCATTGTCTTTACCAGTGGCACCTTTACCTAGTATGCCACCGATAATCATTCCTGCAAGTACATCACCGCCATTTGCGCCATTGCCTTGCACAGTTCCATAAACCGGTACCTCAACATTTTGACATACTTGTTGCGGTTGTTGTTGATTAATCTTTGTATATACTGGTTGTATACGCTCTACTTTTCCAGTGGCAGTAAATGCATTTGCAAAAGCAGTAGATGCAAATAATAAAGTTGCCACAACACTTAACAAAATATGTCTCATTGTTTTCTCCTTAAACTTGGAACACTTCTTTTTTAACAGTACTATTTAAGTATGTCAAGCAGTTTTCTGGTGTTGATTCAATATATGGATCGTCATCGTCGCCATCGTTATTGATGCCAGGTTCCTGCCACCATTTTTCAACTACACCGTCGTTGATAATACACATATAACGCCAACTACGCAATCCAAAACCTAAATGGTTTTTACCAATCAGCATACCCATAAAACGAGTAAAGTTTCCCGAACCATCTGGAATAACTTTTACACGTTCGATGCACTGTTGTTTTGCCCATGCATTCATAACAAATGCATCGTTTACACTCATACAATAAACTTCATCAATTCCCATGTCACGAATTTTATTATAATGTTCTTCAAATCCTGGTAATTGATATGTACTGCATGTTGGTGTAAATGCACCCGGCAAACTGAATAGTACTACTCGTTTGCCTTTAAAATAATCATCTGTTGTTTTATCTTCCCAACGGAATGGGTTTGGTCCGTCGATACTGTCATCACGAACACGTGTTTTAAACGTTACTTTAGGTAACCTAAATCCTTCAATCATTTACATTCTTTCTACAGAATATTTCTGTTTATCTATAATTGCGCTACTAGCTATTGCTAGTGCATCTTGATGTTGGCTACAGTAGGCAACTATGTTACCGTTCTTATCCTTAACCACGTACATGGTTACTCCCCGTTGTTAGTGATATATTATTAATATATTACGATTCGTTTTCGTTGTCAACCTCTTTTTTAATCGGCTGAGGCTTTATCCAATCACTTAGTACATTATGATCGCTACAATCGTCACATGGATCATCGCATTCATCGCATGTTTTATTTTTATTTTCCGTTGTCATAAGAGTATTTAACATCATCGATCCTATAAATAACATTAGCAGTTAATGAGTGAACAAAATGGGTGACATATTTAAATTCATAGCAGACGTTGGATTCCCTATTGCAGGCGCACTAGGCGCTGGTTACTTTGTTTTTCTAACGCTAAAGTTCATACTAGCAGGTGTTACAAGTAGTGTCAATAGTTTAAAAGGCATTATTATGGGATTAGATAACCGAATTAGAACAATGAACCATGACGTAGTTAGAATTGATACACTAATGAGTAACGCATTAGGATTAAGACCGGATGTAGATCGTATTGCACGAGCCGACGGTAAAACAGATGCAAGGAAAGATTAATGTTTTGGTTAGATTATACAATACATAGTGGGTTAAACAAATTCAGAGTAGAAGGAGATTGGCCCGGTGAAGTTATGGGGTTTGATAAAGATGGAAATCCAAATGCTGGAATAAAATCACAACCACTTTATCAACCAGGTGACATATATAAAGTTAATGAAGATGGCTGGTTAATTAAAATCGGCGAAGATAAGGACGACACATAATGGGAAAGAAAAAACTAAGATCAACACAAACAAGTAAAGGCGAACACGGCGGATCATTAAAGACACGTATAAATGATCCTGCAATAAAAATGATTAACCAACGTAAAGCATTTAACCAAGGCAAACGTGTAATGGTTACTATTGAAAATCCAAATAAAAATGAAACTAATCGTCCATTTATTAGAGTAAATGCTGCCGATGTCTGGAAAGGCCGTAGACGTTAATGGATCCTGTAGAGATAAGTCAAACAATTAAAGAATTAGGATTTCCTATTGTTGCTGCTGGCGGCATGGGTTATTTTATATACTTTATTTGGAAATGGGTTACAGAAGAAATTGATCCTGTACTTAGCGAAGCAAGTATGACATTGATTGCACTAATTGATCGTATTCGTATGTTAGACAATGATTTAATTAGACTTAATCAAAAACTCAATGTTGTCTTAACTCTACGAGATCAACACAGCGACTACGAAGAAAGAATTGCTCATTTACAAAAGATACTTGAACAACACGACATAACAATAGATGAGCACGAAAAAGTCTATTCACTCGACGACTTAAAACAAATATATCGAGAAGTAAAAGAAAAACCCGATGACTGAATTAATTTTTATGTTTTTGCTTGTATGCAAACATGCTGTAGCAGACTTAGCACTGCAATCACGTTTAGAATATAAAGGTGGAAAACTTAATTTAAAAAATGGCAGACTATTAATACACTGTGCACATCATGCTGTACTTGCATTTTTAGTTGCCATTATATTTGTAGGTGTAATAAATGCACTATGGATTTTATTATTTGATTTTATAGCACACTTTGCGATCGATTACAGTAAGTCGTGGTATCAATCTAAAACAAATGTAAAGTATGGAACCAAGACGTATTGGATATATTCAACAGTTGATCAGATTTTACACTACACGACTTACTTTATTATTGTAATCTTTGCTATTTAGATTCCATTAGTGCAACTGCTTCATCATAATCTTCTTGTGAAACAATGCCTTCACGCAATAGTTTTTGTCTATTAGCCATATGTTTAATTTGAATTTCTTCTTTGCTGCCACCAAAGTATGCTACGCAATGTCCTTCTTCAATTAACACATCTGTTACTTTACGTCCGTCTGGAATTTTAAAGTCACCTAAGATACGTCCGAACTTGCCTTTCATATCTTCACCTTTTTTATCTTCTGTAGTAATTAAAACAGCACCTTCGTGTAATAGTTCTTTTAATCTATTTTTAGCGGCTGTGCCAAACACTTTTTCTACTTTGTCTGAAGTACGGCTTTCAGGTGTGTCAATGCCCATAATACGAACACGTTCGTCTCTTAGCCAAATTCCAAATCCTAAATCAATATCTACGTCGACAGTATCGCCATCAACAGCTTTCAAAAGTACGACATCGTACTCGTTTACTTTTAGTTCACTCATGTCTTATTATCCTCTCACAAATAACTGTAGTATTTATTGAAGGATACGATTATATTCCGTTTTTATAATCTCTGCAACATGATCCGAAACCATAGTTTCGTAATGTGTGTGATTAACTTCTAAGTGTGTCATGTCAGTTCTGTGTGACATGCTTGCAATAGTACAAACACCATCATTAGGTCCGTTGTGATAAGGCACTGAACCTGCTGTTGTAACTATTTGTGTCCAAGGTATGTCTAGTTTTATTTCATTTGCTTCTTTAATTGGATCTGATTTACGACCAATATCTTTAAATAGAGGATAACTTGGTACTATATACTTTGCCCAGTCTGCTGTGCTGCTTCCACGAAACGGTGTGCTAATACTAATACCGCCTACAACTCTAACATATTTTGTAAGATGTAGTGCATATAATCCGCCCATACTATGTCCTACAACAAAATGCGGACCTTTGCCTTTACAAGTATCTGCAATCATTTCTAAGTTGTCGTAAAAACGATTCATACTTGAATAGTTGACTAGTATCTCATTTGGAAATTGTAATTTGTCTCTTAAATATTCAAAACTGAGACTTGTTTGATTTGCACCATGGCACCAAATGACATTAATATCATCTGTAGTACGTTTTTCTTCAGGTGATATTGTGCCTAATAGATTTTTAAAATAGTTTAACATTACTTACTTGTTGCTATGAACACTCCATTCCAATCCTCTGGTAAATCTTGTGTAAGCATATATTCGCAACGATCTATCCACATGTCATAATATCCTGACATTTTACCATCGAAATGATTATGTAATAGTTTACACTCTTCTATAGCTTTGTCAAACTCTTTTGCACGGTATAAATCGTGCATTTCGTCGTGTTTACGTTGTGCTACTTTCCAAGCAGGCTTAACATCATCTAGCACTGTGTAAATTGAAAGTCCTACACTTTTACCTTTTACTTGCAAGTCGTCAACTTTTAAGTAAAAGAAGTCATCTTTGGTTGCTTCATAAGTTGCTTCACCAACTAATAGTAAACATCCATATTCTTTACACTTGGATTCTACACGTGCGGCTGTACTTACTGCGTCCCCGAGTACGTCATAACTGTGACGCTTAGTAGACCCCATTTCACCAATGTACCCAAGACCAGTATTAATACCAGCCCCCATACCGACAGGTGGCCTCCCTTCTGGAATAATAACTTCTTCATTGAATTTCTCCACTGCTTTAAGCATATCTAAGCCACATTGCACGGCTGTACGTGCATGTTGCTCATCATCAATTGGCGCATTATGTATGTGCATACTAGCATCACCAATATATTTGATAATCATTCCGTCTGCATCTAATACAGGCTCTGTAATAGCATCCATATACCCGTTCATAATGCGTGTAAGTCCTGCTACATCGTCGCCAAATGATTCTCCCAATGGTGTAAAGCCACGTAAGTCTGAGAATACAATACTTACATCTTTCTTTATACCTTTTTTAACTAAGTCTGGATTTTCTTGTAGCAATTTAACAACTGTAGGACTTGCATATCCTGCAAACTGTTTCTTAATTGCTTGCTTTTGTAAAAATTCATCTAAGAACTTAACAATATAACGTGTAAGTCCTACGAGTACTAAAAATGCACTAGATGTAGCGCCATCAACCAAGTAATTGTAGTTATTAAAACTATATATGCTACCGATAATACCGCCGGCAACTGCAATAACAAACACTGCAATACCAATATATGTCCAACGTGCTAGTACAATAATCAATAATCCAGCAACTAAGAAGCCAAATAGTTCTGCATCTGTTGCCCAACCTGGCCTTTCGATATTTGATTCATTAAACACTGTACCTAATACTGTTGCATGTATTTCGTGTGGGAAAATACTACCTGCTGCAGTAGCAACTGGCTGTCCAATGCCTGCTGCAGTTGGACCTACGAATACAATACCGCCTTCAAAATCATCTGGTAAGTCCATTACACTGTATGATTTATTCTGTTGACTCCAGTCAATCCAAACACGACCTAGTTCATCTGTTTGTATTGGACCAAACTGTGGTATGCGTAGTTTGTCTACACCAAATTCATTTAATTTAATTTGAAAACTTGGATCACCTGCTATGACACGTAGTACTTCCATTGTAACACCTGGATACAATGTTCCGTTACTTTCAATAACAAGTGGTAATCTACGTGTTACACCGTCTTGTTCTGGGAATGTATCTACTATTCCACTACCAACTGCGGAGTATTCAATATCTGGTATATTGCTGATGGTTCCTGGTACACTAGGAATAAGACTAATATAGTCACTGTTAATAATAGTAGCACCTGGATTGATTGCTTCATTCTTGCTTTCCTCGGCTCCTAACATATTCAATATAACAGGTAGTTGCTGCATTGTCAATGCAAGTTCTTCATCCTCACCTGCACGATCTGGTTCAGCCATTAATACATTAAAAACTACTAAGCCTGCACCTCTGTTATACAAATCAATAATTAAATCTGCATAATCACCTCTGGGCCACGGCCATTGTCCGTACTGTTCTAGTGCTGCTTCATCAATATTAACTGTATATACATTATTAGTTACTGGTTCTTGACTAACAATAAGTTGATCGAAATAACGTAGCCTTAAACTTTCTAAAAAACTTGGATTAATTGCTGTCAAATAAGTTAGTAATAAGAGTGTTAGTACACTCCACACAGGGCTTAATAATATTTTTTTCATTGGCTACTCCGATTGTTCTTCGTATTTATTTGGATTTAGCATACGGTCCCACGCAGGGCCAACACTTTCCCAATAATTACGACTATCGGAATCAAAATATACTGTAACTCTAACAATAATAAAAATTAAAGCTAATACAATTAAACTATTTTTGAGCATCACGGTTGTCCCATGGTGCATTTTCATAGCAGCCTGCAGGTAATTTATCTTTATAATTTACACCTGCTTCAAAACTATTACCAGTTACTTTTATATAACTGCTTTCAAATGGCATTTCACGTGGTTTACCCCAACAACGATTTAAACTTTGTCCTGGTACACGATATCTCGGGTTGTGTTTTAAGAAGTCTCTTAGTTCAGCAAGTTCTGCTGCACGTTTTTCTTGTCTTGCTTTGCTAGCACAAGCGGCTGCTTTGCTCCAATCAAATGTGTCAAAATTTTCAATTGAGTATCCTGTTTGATTTAAGCATGCCTTTGTTGCTGTGTTGTCCGCCCACGCAGGTAAAGACACCGACAGCAATACTGTCATAATTAAATATTTCATTGTCACTCTCCTCAAGTGTATTTATTTAAATACCGTTATAATTGTACGGTGTTTAGCCTTTAAATACTTGTATGAGAGTGATACTATTTTTACTATTACTCATTCCTTCTGTAGCATGGGCATGGGAAGATTGGGACAAACAAACACGAGATAACTTTTGGAGAACTACTAATTGGATTATGCTAGATTGGCATAGTACAGATATGATTGCTGCTACAGGCTGGGACGGATACAGAGAAAAAAATAAAATTATGGGTCCATATCCTAGTCAAGGAGAAGTAGCACTATACTTTGCTGCACGTATCGGATTAAACTATTGGATGCACGATCAAGGATATGATTATTTGGCAATGCCAGTTAGCATTATTCATGCTCACGCTGCGTATAGTAATTATAGATTAACTGGCAACGACGATAAAATAGGACATATTTTAATTGGTTCTGCTATAAGTGAAACAGTATCATACTATACTGATAGTAGATGGAAAGGCTGTGCTGCCGCACTTGCTGTGGGTGTTGCTAAAGAATTAAGTGACAGCCGCTTCGATATGGAAGATGCGACTGCCACTGTGTTAGGTTGTTCAATTATTAGAATCGAATTTTAAGACCAGCACTGATTTTTGTGCTTGTGTTATCGCCTGCTGTAACTCTGCTGACATTGCCACCAAAACTAACACGCTCGTTTAGATGTTTGTTAATTCCTACACCCACACGCATTGTTTCTGCGTCATCAAAGTCTCTTGCAAAACTTGCAGTAAGTAATCCTGTGTCAAGGTTTACACCAATTGTAGCATAACGATATGATTCGTCACTTGCTGCGTGAGTGATAGCAATAGTTGAATCACCTGTCTCTGTCCACTCATCTACACTGCGGTTGCCTAATGTATATGCTGCAAACGGACGTAAGTTGCCTGTTGATTTTTCAACTTGTAGTCTACCCCAACGCTCTGAACTGTTAGTAGAACCTGCTGCACCAAATGTTCCAACTGTTCTATCATATGCAAGTTCGCTGTTAGCAATGTGTCCTTCACCACTGACAGTCAAGTCTCTGTCGTCAAGTGCTTTGCCTACTCTTACACCAAACTGTGTTGTAGCCATTGTTCCTGTGCTGTTTTCACCAGTTAGTTCTGTGTCTGCTTTGCTGAATCCACCTGTGATACTCATACCATTTTCTGTAGCAACTGTGTGTCCAAGACTGTATGTTCTTGTTTCTGCACTGTAGCCATTGCCCATGTCATGTGTAGTGCGACTACCGTTTACTCCTTGTGCAAAGCCAGTTTGATGTGGTACGCCAAGTCTCAACATTTCGTTTGCTTGATCAACACGCCCAACAAACGGATCTAATGTAGTTGTTGTGCTTTGTGTGTTTTGAGTAGTGCCGTCACTCATGTTGTCCCATGTGGTGTCTGTTTGTGTTCTTGCTACTGTTTGTACTCCTGCTGCAATGCCCATACTGTATGCAATACTGCTGCTTGAGCCTGTACTGTCTACTGTAGGACCAGCGTTTGATGCTGGAGATGTTTCCAAACTATCAAGTATGCCATTACCGTTAGCATCACCTGACAGTAATGCACTATCAATAGTCACTGTTAAACTACGAATCATTTGGTTCATTGGATCCCAGTCTTGTGTTGGCGAACAAGTTGTACAGTATGATTCTGTATCACCTAACGGAATATAAGTGAATGTGTAATCACCACTTGAAAGACTATTAAAAGTCACACCTTGCCAATAGTTAGATTGCCCGCCTACTGCGGTGCTATCGCTGTAATCGATTAACTGTGTACCCATTTGGTCAGTTGAGAAATAGTTAATACCCGGAAACAGTCCATTGGGTGTTGTGTTTTGATTTAGGTCAAACTTTGTAATTGTTGTTGTGTATGTTGTACCATTAGCACCTTCTAATTTTAATTCGCCTTCATTAAAGTTACTAGTAGTATGGTATGTGCCATACCAAAAAGTCACATTAGCATTTGCATCACTAACATAACCTATGCTGTTGGTGTGTGCCAACGCTGTTGTTGAAAGTAGTGAACCGATTATGGCTCCACCTACTAGATTTTTTATTGTTTTCATATTACGTCACTCCTCAGTACGTGTATTTAAGGTGTGACTACATGATAATTAAAGTACTAGTTATTGCTGTGTCACTGTTAAACTACAACCTGCGCTGTTTGTGCAATATTGATTTAATGTATAT